TTCTCAATATATCCTAAGGAATCATCTGATAATCCTCCAGCAGCAGGAGCACCACCTGGCACAGTTCCCGACCCGACTGCTGCATCAATTACCTCATCCGGATTTACAAATTTGAATGATGATGTAGGTGCATCATAAACCAAAACAAACCTATTAGTGCTTGAAGTTAGGTTAGTTATGTTAACATCAGATAGTTCTGATAGTCTTTCCACGTCGGATCCTCCAGAGCCTGAACCGCCACCGCCTCCTAATCTTACCTTGAGTCCAGAAGCATTAGAGAAGGATGATCCTTTTCCTATGCGAACATGAAAACTACTATTAGCAAGGCGAACTCTCATTAGGAAACAGTTCCGTTTACTTGTGCTTGACCAGTAATTACCTTAGTCTTCTTACTGGTAGTGTCATTGGTTACTATGACATCATAATCATATCTGCCAGCAGTGATAATACCTGTCTGTACGTTAGTCAACGATAATACTATTTTTCCTTCAAGAGGATCGCTACCAAAAGTAACACCAAAACCAATAAAACCTTCTGATTCTGGGTGCTTTCTCATCTTACCATCAATACTATGATTGATTAGATTGAGGTCGGAACCGTTTGCATCTGTCACGAAAAATGTGGCAGAGAAATCAGTCCCCTGTTCAACTTGTATATTTACAACTGGGACTGCCATCAGGAAATAGTATATTCAGATCTATTTATTCAGCAACATCTGTTTTATTACAATGATTTCAGATTCTAGATACTCTATCCTCTCTTGCTGTCTCTGAATAATTGCTTTTTGATTCATGTATTTCTGATAACCAGTGTCATCAGTTGAGACTATAGCGTTAGTCTTCGGATCCCTTTCTAGATTCGGATGATCCTTCACTTTGATCCTTTTTTTCATTTTTGATAATGGGGTAAGTTTCATCTAGGGTTCCCTCAAGAACCTCTGCTGCTAAACTCCAAGCGTTGATTGGCATACTATACTTTTACACCGAATGGATTATTTGGAGTGCCTGATTTAACTGAACCTTTACCAACTCCAGCTGCATTTTTAAAATTAGGACCTGCTATTACATCTGCTCCAGCACCTGTTGCAGGGGGAGTTTTGAATAACCGTTTATCATGAGATGCAATTTTTACGTCTTTTTTGAATTGACTAAGAGTTTTCATTTTTCTTTTCAGACCTCCTTATAAGTTTAGCATAAACAATATCAGATGCATTATATTGCTCTGGATGTTTCTTTGCTTTTTTTATAAGTCTCTTTGCTGTTTTTTTGGGTGCTTCTGTGCACATTATGCTACTGCGATTGTACGGAAGTCCATTAGTTCGGGAGACTCAGATTGATTCGTTGAGTTGAATACAACCTTGATTTGGAATGCAGTAAATTGTGGTAGATTATCTACTGTGTACTCATGCTCTACAAACTGATTATTCAAACTAGCTGGAATTTTTTTATCAGACTGTCCATCATTGTTATCTGGATTTAGCACATCTCCGGCAGAATCTAAATTCTTGAAGCCAGGAAATAGTTCATACTTCTTGTCAAACGCTGATGTGTCTGCTCTCTTCAAGCGATATAGAACTCTAATGTCAGCACTAGGTGGACGCATCGCTGCAAATAACACCTTGAGTGAAGATGATGGGTTCTCTAATCCAATCTCCTTTGTCTGATATACAAAGTCATGTGGATCTTCTAGAAGATTTGATCTGTTATCTATCTTGAAGTTATTGATAGGTCTATTGATACGATTTGACTCTGTAAGAATAGAACTTGTAAACACGTTGATTGAAGGTGAGACATTGGTGTCTTCAGACGTCAATGTTGCTTCAAATGTGAATGATTTAGCACCAGGCAATGGAAGGATTGTACTCTTCGATGTTTCTACTTCCCTAGTAGCAATCATTCTTGTTGATCCAAGATTAGTTTTACCGAATAAAGAGATATCTTGGAATCCTTTATCTAAGTAAGGTGTCTCTATACCACCAACACTCTTACCTGTGATGGTTCTTACCTTACCAGTAACTTTAGTACCAACAGGCACACTATGACTGATATTTGGATTGACTGTGTCAAATATAATGTTAGTAGTTGCTAGTCCTCTAGTTCCACCACCAACTTTGTCTTTGTTGAACAGTTTAGTTCCACCTATCTTGACATAATAATGATCAAGTGAAACCTGATCTGGTATAGTGTTGGTATCACTTATATTATGTGTCTTGTTTATCTTACGAAGAGATATACCAGACAACTCATATTTCTGCACTGGATCATTGATTGCATGATCACTAGCGAGACTGCTATCGACACCACGTAGTATTGTGCCCGATAGAACATTGGTTCCAACCGAGGTATACTCTATAATCTCATCTCCAATCAATGCATAACCAGGATTACTTGCGGAAACTTGAGCACCCTCAAAGAAGTTGAATCCAGCAGAACTTGCTATAGAAACATTAGATGTAACACTAGAAGCATATCCCACACTCAATTTTGTTGGCACTGTATCACCAGTAATATTATCAAATGTCACTACAGATCCAATATCATGATGACCATGATTTGGATGATATACCTTGAAGTGTTGTCCATCAAATTGATTGGAGTCTACTGTTACTTGTTGAGGGATGATAGCACTTTGGGCTGATGCTATACCAGCTCCTGCACCAGCAGAAGGTATAATAGTGATAGTGTCAGAAGTGTTGAATTCTGCACCAGAACAGTTTGTAAGTTGTAATGCGTTGGTCACAGTAGTAACACCAACAGTAAGTATCAAGTCTTGACCTAATCCCTTAGAACCTAAGTTTGCAGTCAAGGTATCACCCACGTTATATCCTTTACCTGTATTATCACCTTTGATGGTTGCCTGTGTAACTACACCAGATGACACAGTAACAATACCTATAGCACCAGTTCCCTTACCTGTGATGGCAGAGAGTGTTACTTCGTAGTTGTTGTCTTCATATCCTGCTCCACCGTTGGTGATTGAGAGCGAGTTCGCTGCTTGTGAGATTGCAGAGAGTTTTGCACCAACAACTCCTCGTGCAGTCGTGTTATTGCTTTGCGATATAATTGTTCCTTCTGTGATGAACGGAGTGTCAGTTCCTGATCCAAGTCCGATAAAGACTTGCTTGGAGAATGTTTCGATTGGGTTTTCTCCGAGTTTGTTTCTTTCATTGTACTTGCCTAATTGTGGGTTATAGAGTCTTACTGTACCATTACCTTCTACAAATTTTGCTCTGTGTGTTGTGTATTTTAAGTCTTCTAACTGTGAAGCAGTCCATGTGGTGTTACTTTGTGCTTTGAATAGTGATCCCTGTGTGGGTTGTTTAGATACAACAATTTGTTGGAATTGACTGAGATTAGCAGTTGTTATATCATTCTCACCAACCTGTGATATCCATGCATCGTAATCAGCAGATGCAGATCCAAGATAGATTGCATAGTCACCTCGTGGTAGATAAACGGGTTGAGGGAATTGGAATCTAGTTGGAACTGTTCCGTCATCAGATATATTGACCTGAGATGGTTCTAGTTCAACCTGACTATTCTTCATTATCTTCCTAGATGGGAATCCATTCTCAAGAGTAACAATATGGACGTTTACTGGAATTTGTTCAGATCTACTTTGGAAGAATAAGTCAACACCAGTCATGAATATACCGTTATCTTCACCAACTTCAAAACTCTGTGCTAGTGGGTCACCTTCAATCTCCATGGGTCCATGGTTGATATTGGTTACGTTGGTAATATTAGTAATATTATTGGTTACATTAGTAATATTGTTGATTACAGGTACAGGAAGGTTTGGTTCTGTCCTTATTACAGTCGTTTCTGTAATTTCAAATCCTTCTGAAAAGAACTGTTGCTCTGCATTTGATATGTTTTTACCAGGTATTCTATCCTCAGGTTTTACTTGCGTGATCACTGCAACGTTATCACCATCTTGGAATGTATTTGGTGGAATATAGTAACAACCCTGTAATGTTCCAACGTCATCACTAACCAATCTGACATTAGATATAGTTGCTTGTGCTCCGCTATTCTCACCTATTAAGAGCATGCCATTAGTGATGAATCCAAAGAAGTTACCATCTGATTTTTGGTTCAATGACGCACAGTCAACGTTCAAGACTGTAGATGTCTCAGAATAAGAAGATGATAATCCAACTGTAGGACTGTATGGGTTCACAGTGTATGTGATATTAGGAGCTGAGAAAGGACCTGCTTTATGATTTGGTGTGCAAAGTCTGAATCTTATATCCTCACCTTGACTTGCGTTCTGTGTTGATACAGCAAGACCTCTTACAGTCTCACCTACTTCAAATGATCCACTGACAGGTGTTACTTCTAATAGTTTTGGTACGATATATGAGTTAGTGTCAATCATATCTGTACCAGACCAGTAGGCAAAATGATTAGTGTCAGGTTTTAGGGTGGTTACATTGAATTCAATATTTTGCTCACGCATGAATGGTTGAGGTTCAGTTTGTGCATAGAAGTCATTAGAGAATGCAATACCTTCTTCTATGGATACTTGATTTCTATTGATGTAAACATCCTGCTCTGGATCAAGATGTAACCTACCATTCCAATCCCTATACATGTATGGGTTTACACTTTCAAGACGTGTAGCAAATGGTTGATTTCTATCTATTATCTCTTCGTAATCAAGAGTAACCACATTACCAGTTTTCTTGATGTTAGGTGAATTTAGATCAGTAGCAAATCTAGGATCCACTGTAGGATCAGGTGCACCAGTCAAACCTACCACAGTGTTTGACCCCATAAGAAGATCTATAGCATCACGATGTTTTCTTGCAGTAAGTTTACCACCATCTACTTCAAATTTTATTTCTGTCTGCGTCTTATCTGCTATATCATAATTATTGAATGGATCTACAACAAAACCGTTCTTGAATCTATCAAGACCAGTGGTTGGATCTTTGATAGTAAGTGCAGATGTTTTAGTCTCAAGGAGTGATAGAGATGTAACCTCTTCTAATGTTTCAATCCTAGTCTCTAACTTACCAATATCTTTCATGGTATAACGTCTGTTAGCTTTGAAGTCTATTTTGACGTCACCACGAGCATTATACACATAAGGGTTATACTCAATCTCTGCTAGTAAGAAACTATCGTTGATAACATCAGGTAAGACAGGAGTTTCACTTGGTGTGCCTTCTACAACGGTAAAACTACTATTAGGATTGATGTATAATCTATCTTTTCTACCAAGATAGATGTCATAATCAAATGTTATATTCTCATTACTCTCTAAAATAGCACACGACTGACCAGTAGCACTAAAGTTTCTTGAAGCAAACTCAAATGGAGATCTAGAACCACTAAAGTTAGCAACACGTGGACGTAAATCTATAATATCAGTATTTCTTTGACCATTTAATGTAGGAACTGCATCATATTGTGTTTTTTCATAAGATGATGCTGTAACCAGATCACCAGAATCCTCAGAATTTATGGTATAGTGATCCATGTATATCTTCAATTTACCATTTGGTTCAGCAGCAGTTCCTTTTCTTACAAGTCTTCCAAAGTCATAATACTCTTCTCTCTGACCATTATCCAATAAGAAGTTTGCACGAATATTAGGATCGCCAGGTGAAACAATAGAAATATTTGCCCTTACACCTGAGGTGTCAAATGATATCTCCTCAGTCTCTATAAAGGTCTTAGAGTTCTTGACACATATTTCTACCCCATCTGTTCCAGAACGTGCTAGAACGTACGCTGCACACCCTGAGGACTTACCTATACCCACCTCTCCAACAATGATGTCTGAGTTATTACTACTAGGACCTGTGAAAGATGCCATAGTAATTTTTGGTATTACTGGAGTGCCTTCACCTGATGCTTCAAATACAGCATGAACTGCAACAACATCAGGAACGTCTAAAGATATTTCTCTATCTTGTACTCTCTTACCATATACTGCACTTGTTGTAAGACCAGAACCATCTCCAGATGCACCAGCATTTTTAGAACCAGTAACATCTAATACTCCTGATTTTACAAGTGTCTTTGATTTAGATGTGACTTTAGACTTCTGTTTGGTTACATGTACATCAACATTAGATGATTGATTGGCAGTCAAACCAGATATAGTTGCACTCTTACCACCGTTAGTCAATACAAATTGATCAGATGTTAGATCCTCTACACTACCATCATTGTACATGATATTATATCTTTCCTCATCAAATCCTGCATATACAAATTCAGTACCTACCAATGAGGGTAGATCCATCTGACCTCCACTATTAGTGGTTAGATTTACCACCTCTTCACGAACAAAGAGAGTAGAATCAGTTAGGTCAACAGACGCAACATAATTGTGTGGCATATCTGCTGATAGGAAGGCGTCTTTTGATTCTCTTAGTAGACCAGATACCACTTTTAGTCCACTAATTGCAATAGCACCTGTTGGTAACGTACCATCACATACATTTGATACATCAGCAACATCATCTACAGTTGCAGTTAGACCAGTAGCAGATATAGCAGTAACTTTATGATAGCAAGGAAGACTTACACCACTCTGAGTGTATTCTATGATATCACCAACCTTTAGGAATTTTGCCCAACCTGTACCACTAGATGACAATGTGCTTACACCACCAGATGGAGCACTGATTGAAAATCCTCTTGCTCCAAAATCTGTTTTTGTTTCTAGTAAAACGTCAGCAGTAAATGTTCTACCACCACCAGTTCCTCTGACTGATTTTACATCAGATATATCATACTCTGTAGTAGCAGTTATGATAAAACCTTGTGCCACACCATTTATTATAATCTGTTCACCATTTACAAATTTACCAGAAGTTTCAGATAAAGTCAGTGTTGCTGAATTAGAAACGTCAGTCTTCAGCATACCTCTAGCACCAGATCTAGAACCCTCTATAAGTGCAGGAGCATTTAGAGATATTGCGTTGTTGATTGTGATTGATGTATCAGTTACAATATCATATAAAAATAACTCATACACTGATGAATTATTAGTATAACCAGAGTTTTGAAGTTTATAATCATAAACTCTTGCTCGACCAATTACATTACCAACAGAGTTAGATTTGGTAGAATCTAATCTTGCATCTCTAAGTTCTATAGTATCTGTGGTGTCTACTTTGATTTGAGCACCAGATAATACATTGTTTAGTCTAAGTCTATTTCCTGCTACGAAAGGTATTGCTCTTGTCTCAATAGTTTTGGTAGTTCTAGGTTTTACAACATCAACAAATGCATTACCCGCAACTTGTGTTTCATATCCTTTTACAAATGCTTTACCAGGACCTATGCGTAGACATAGTAAATCTTTTGTTGGTTTGTTTCCACTTTCTGTAATTTGATTTACAGTGTATTGACCGAATGTGGAGTATCTATCGTTGAGACACTCTTTTGCCTCTATATCAAACTTAGTAACATAATAGTTTCCACTTTCATCATAAGTACTACGTGCAAACTCCTTTGCTAACTCATTATATACAGTTCTATTGACTATAGTTTTTACTTCACCTTCTTGTGCTCTTAGTAATTCAATGAAGTTCTCATCATTGAAGTCTGTTGTAAGTTTTTTGGTAAGTTTTAATTCAATCTTCAAACGATCAGAACCAGGTGCAGTAAAATTACTGAATCCAGCAGCGTTATCATATAAACTATCATCGTCTACAGCAGTTACAATACTCTCTACAACATTGAAACCAACTCTATAACTTGGAGAATTAGAATACTGATCCAAAATTATAGATTCAGTTTTTACTTCAACAAAGGCACCCCTAGCGAAGAATACGCCTCTAACAATTGTAAAAGAACTACCAGTACCAGTAGCGTTTGAAGTAATCGCAGTAGCAAAATCAGATCCTTCTTCAATTGTAGTTACTCCATAGGTGAAAGTAGATAATGTAATCAGATTTTCACCATCAAGAAATGTATCACGAGTCAAGTCATCAGAACTACCCTCATATTTTATGTACAAAGTAGTGCATTGTTCTATAGAATCTGTCTGTGATAATACTTTTATAACCTTCGCTGTAACACCAGAGTCTTTACCTTTGATACGTCGTCCCACAAGATGTGAGTAATAACCTTCTACAGGAACACCAAAAAATGTAGATTCTATCTTGACATATGTGTAGTCAAAATCATACGAGAATTTACCAGGTATGACTATTGACCCTTCTTTGAATATATGTTTTCCAAACTTCTCTATTTGTCCTTGCAAAATAGATTGCAAAGTCGTTAGTTCTCTTGCCTGAACGGGAGTTCCGGGTTTGAATAGGACTTTGTTATAATTCTTTTCAGAATCAAAATCGTCGAAATATGGACTGACGTTTAGGTTGGTGTTCTGTGGCATCGTATCAGAATTCTAAGATAATTTTTATATCTTCACGTTGGTTTGTTGCTCTTGTGACTTCAGGTCTATTATCAAGGTAGATAATATCTCCTGAGTACTTCTTAATCTCTGGGGAAGCAATACCAGAGGTAAATGTTTGACCGAAATAATATGCTCTATTGTTTACGGTAGTAGAAACTCCTGTAAACGTATCATCAATTTCAAGGGTTTCAGTACCCCCTGTTGTTTTTACAACAACGTTCAAACTCCCGCCTGTAGCAGGGGAAGCCGTGAATCTATTTAGTGCAAATTGGGAAAGGGAAGTTGCATCACCAGAAGCAACTGATCTATCCTGCCAATACTGTAATACTTGAGTTGCTGGATCGTAGTTTACGATTCTACCTAAAGCAGTAGCACCTGTTCCTACAGTTTGACTCACAATACCATCAACTTCAACGGTCATTGTTGTTGATGCTGCACCAGCAAGTCGTAATCCATAAACCCCAGTAGCACTAGGTTCTGTCAATATGTTTGTACTGCCATTGACTTCAGGATTCTTGATGATTCCAATTCTTGCAAACTGGTTTCCAGTTGGGAAGTCAGGGTTAGTTACATCAGCATTTTCAATTCTACTGTAAACAAGAACCTTGTTAGATCCTAGTTCACGATAGACATCAGCACCATGTCCGCCAGGTGGTGGTATGATAACTGAGAAAGATGCTCCTGATCCTGTAACAACAGCATCTAAATCCAAAGTAGCAAATGTGTATCCTGAACCTCCGTTTGTTACCTGAACAGCAGTTGGTTTACCATTGGTAAATGTCACTGATGCTAAACCACCAGAACCATCACCTCTGATAGGCACATTATTTTTAGTACCAGTGAACTGGTATGAAGCACTTGCTATATCATCTATTGTGATAACTTCAATTTTCCCATCCACAGCAGCATTTTTTACATCTGCTGTGTCAGTAGAAGTTTTCCAGTTTGCTGGAACTGGTATAAAGTCTGCACTATCAAATTTTATGATATCACTAGGTTTGATTGTGAAAAGATACTTCCAAATATATCCATCACTCTCAAGTCTAGGTTGCAAATCTGTATGAAGAGGTTCTTGTAATGAGATAATACCTTTTCCAGAATTGGAAGGTGCAGCACCATTATAGATACACTCATAGATTCTGAAATCAGAGTTGATTACATAGTAATTACTATTGTATAAACTTGTGGAACTTGTTTGAGGTGTTGTATTATTGATGCTATAATCATGTCTATACATCTCGTAGATAGAACCAGTTGTCCATTCTCG